GATCGCCTGGAACACTGAAAAGTTGTCCAACCACATTTCCTGACCTGTGCCAGATTCCCATCCGTCGCCAGTATTCCCAAAACCTTTAAAGTATATACTTTCTATGTTTGTATTGTTGATTAATGGACGATCAGAATAAGTATAGACTGATGCTCCATCTCTATTAACCTCAACATCAGCAGTCCCAGCAGACCAGTCAAAGATTATCTTCACCTTAGTCCACTCATCGTAATCGCCATCGTTACTTAATTGTTCCCATCCATTACTATCTTTTATACACCAATCCGGATTGGAAGTTGCAAAACCAATGACCTCATTTCCGCTGCTGTCAACTAAAGAGACCCCTCCACCTTGAGAACCTGAGTCTTCATTATACCAAAACTCAAAGTATGTAGGCTGTACCCCACCAGATAGTTCAGAAGGAGAAGCGTGAGCAATATCTAAATCCGCGCCTCCTGCATTAATACGGACAGAATAATTTCCCCTTGCCCTACTACTGTTGATTTCAAAATTCGGATCATCGGCTACAAAATCTTGAAGCGTACCATCTTCAAAGTCATTACTCCAAATAACAGCCATTAGCTAGTCACTCCTTGCTGAGCTACAGTTTGGACCCTGATAGTTTTTACCTCAATCAGACCTTCATCTGACGGAGTGTAAGTAGCATCAAAATCTGTGTGGTGGCAGACAGGAGACTGCACATGAGTCTCATCATAAACCACACAAGAGCCAGTAGGCCCAAATGACGCTCCTGAGTCCGCCTGGAAGGTCTCATTATCGAAAGTCAGCTTTGATTGATTATTAGCCTCATCTTCAGTCAAAGCTTGATTATCTAAAGTCTGAGGCCCAGCATAACCATTCTCCTGGGTTATTTCGTCTTCAGAAGTATTATAACTCCAGCACTCCCAGGTCACCCCACTGTCAACTACTGTGTTACTGAAGACTTCAGGCCAGACAGGTTCGCTAGAATCAGATGTTCCAGCAGAAGTACAACGATAAAGATACCCATTCTCAGTAGTTGGCTTGACCACATCACCTACTGAATAAGCCGTATCAGCCGCCCAAGCATCTGCATCCCACGCCTTATGTTTGTCAGGGTCAAAACTAAAACTATCCGTCATAAGAGCCATCTTGAAGGTATCATTAACCTTATCAATCTCGCCCTTATCCATCAAGTAGCCAAAATAAACTGCCGCGTTTGTTGAAGCTGCCATTATTTATTCCTCTTTGGTCAATTTTTGTCCGAAGTTATGATACATACTCATCATCTACCACAACTACATCTTCAGTAGTAACAGTCTCAGCAGCGAAGTTTACCGAAGTTACTACAGTCACTACCTTAGTCGGCAAAGGATCAGCGCCGGCTGATAGATGCTCATCTCCATGCTCGTGAGTATAGTTCTCTAGAGTAGTCAGATCAGACTCAACATCATCTACCCGATCACCAAGAGCATTATGAGTAGAATTCTTCACTAGCGCATCTTCATGATCATCAACAGCTGAAGCCCTCATGCTGCCTTCAGTTCTAATTGCTACTCTATCCTCCCCAGCAAAATCTCCATCGTGGTCATCTATAGGTGACTCATCATCATAGAGAAGAGGCCCAACTGAACCTATATAACTTTTCCTTTTAACCATCACACCACCTGCCAATCTTCTTGACCAGTTATCCCAAGCTCAGCAAACTCAGCTTCAGGATCATCTACATGATCAGGGACTTCAAAATACCTAAGCCCCATCTCCAGCATCTTGACCAGATAAGCCAAAGCATCCATCAAGTCGAAGCGTTTAGGCTTCGGAAAGGAGAATAGCTGAGCTTCTAAAGGCCCACAACAGTTGGCGTTATGATAGATGTAGCCTGCCCTATAAAGAGGGGCCAGAGCTGCAATTCTATCTTCCTTCTTTCCAACTGCTTTAAGCTCTACCAGTTCAAAGAAAGTCCCTCGCTTAAACATCTCATTTCTGAATGGTTGAGTTATGAACTCATCCAAGGAAGTCACTTCCAACCCAACAGCCACACAACCCAACCTAGTAGCCATAGCGAATGTCTCATCAATCAGCTCATCAGGATGGAGCTTAGCACCTACTACATCCCTTATATAATAACGCCCATCTTCAGAGTCAATACCTATACCAACAATACCGCTTTCAGCTGAGTGAAGTTTGACGCTTTTAGCAGGATCAACTATAACCACATTCTCGATCTTATCCTGCCTAACCCGTTCCATGAAGTAAGCATCGGTTTCCTTATAACTGTTGACGTAGTCAGGCTTGAACACAGCATCTTCTGACGAGATTGGTTGGTTTAGGTATTCCATATAGAAAGAGTCAATCATTCCCTCATCTCTATGAGAGTCCATAGTCTCCTGAATCTCCTCATCAGACATATATTCAGGGACTAGGCTCTTGAAATTCTCGTCACAGATAGCTAAGATTAAAGACTCCCAACTTTCGGAATCAGTCAAGTTCGCAAGAAGCGAATCTTCATGCTTGATAGTGTCGATATAAAGAACTTCCCAGTCATCAAGGTACTTATTCACACTGTTGAGAGTATCGGAGTAGAACCAATCCTTAAGATACTTTCTATTATCTTCTGACTGAACCAATTTCTTATCCTCAAGATCATCCACAATAATCAGCTGTGGCCTCTTCCCATTCCAGTTCAAGCCACGAATCTGCTGACCAGCACCACGAGGGAGGACGAGAGTCCTTCCAAATGCTACCCAAGCTGACTTAGAAAACGCCTCGTCTATATCAGGGTTCTCGTTAATCTTGATACTGCCAAACATCTCCTTGACGTCAGTATTGGAAAGTAGCTCTCGTTTGATGTTTTCAGTCTGCATCTCAGCGAAGGTTGCGCTCTTACTGACGTAGACGATGAACTCATACTCTCGAAACAAGATACCTTTCATAGCCTTAGTTCTGGCTATGGTAGTCTTCCCAATCCCACGAGGGGCAGCTATAGCACATTTTCTAGCCTCAGGATCGTCAATTAGCTTGAATATCTGATTGTGAGGCCCAGACCAGTCAGTAGGAAACAACTCAGGAAAAAGCGTCTTAGCGCAAACCTGGGTGTTGGCATAGCAGAGCGACAGAAGCGATTCAAGCTCTGGGTCGCTGTGCCACTCCGGACAATTTTTGGCCAAAGTTGTTTCCATAAATCCTCTAGTAAAAAACAGTCGCTAGTAAATTAGCCAGTCCTATAACACCTATTCCGACAAGTAAGTACCACAAACTATCAATCCTTCTGTGAATTCTAGTAAGAAACCCATCCGGCCCAGATATATCATGTAATGCCTTATTTATTCTATCGTGCTCAGCCTTACACCATAATGGGTCGTAAGTGCTGTCGTAGTCTCTTCTGCCGTTAGGCATTGACAGTCTCCTATCATATCGCGCGGTTTCAGTATTCATCTGCCTAGCCTCACATAAGCTACTCCACTAAAAGGCTTAGATTTAGGGACGCCTATCCTATAAAGCATGCCAGACTCTGTGTCTATAATACTGTCCTCTTTGTTTCGTCTGTACTTTCGAACCAGTCTCCAGTCCTTTCCTTGAGACATATTCTTACTCTTATCACTAGCTCGCTGTAAATGTAATCTTCCTGACCAATCCCCAGAGATAGAAATATTTAGCTGCCCGTAAGCTTTTCTATCCATGAACTTAACTGGACTAATACCTTCAGTAAATTCTCCAGGGTTCCTAATAGTTGCCTTCACCGCCGTCATAACCATCCTCCAACTGCATAATGTAAGTACCAAGCTTAGACGCATTAATGCGATCTAAACAAAATCCTCCATCACCAGTAGGAGTATACTCAATCGTCGGCTTTGTCGGCTTTGGAGGCATCTGACTCTGATTCCCCTGCATCAGGGCGCACCCCGGAACCAGAAAAATGATCACTAAACCAAGCAGCAGGATCTTCTTCAACTTCAGCTCTTTCCTTCTGTCGTTCTTCATACGAAGACTCTCTTCTCTTTATTTTAAGGTAGTCCAGAAGTAAATGGGCTACTCTAGCAACTAATCTTATGATAGCGTCTATTGAACCCATTGCATGTACTCCTTGTAAAGTTCAGGATAGCGACTCTTCATCTTCCCATGCCAAGGCTTCATCATACCTGTGAAGAAGATAATCCGCATGTCTTTGAGCTTATACTGTTTCTTCAGCCATCGACGCCTTAGATCAGTCGACCATCTGTAGATTCCATCTCTAGCATCGTACAACCTTTCTCCTGGACAACAGACACTTAGCCATCCTTGATCAGAGCCAACCCACTTCTTGCCAGACTTAGTCTTGTATTTAGGAATCTCAAAGGGAGATGTTTCAGGATCAAAACTGTCCCAGACAAAGTTTCTTGTGCCCATCTTATGCAGCCACATCGAGCCGTTGTAGGGACAAACACCGCCTTTTAGGATCCTTAAATCCTCCCAAGTTATTAGGTCAGTTATGTCCTTGAAAATCAGCAAATCTAAATCCATCATCAGAACATAACCTGGAAATACTTCCGCCATCTCTTCAGAAAACATCTTTAGCCGGCAGTAACTATCATGATGAGTAGGCCTTTTCTCAACCACAGGCTCTTTCCATAACGGATAGGTCTCACAATCCAACCCTTCAGGCTCATCAGTGACACAAACATAGCGATGAGGGATTTTCAAGTAATGCTGCAGCATATTCCGCTGGGCGTGAACCTCTTGAGCACTATAAAGATCCCTCCACCCATGCCATTTGAAAGATACTACTGTTAAGTCCGGCAAAATATCAAGTCCTTTTTATATTTCCTTTTCATTTCATACCCAATCCCAGCCAGCCACTTAGCCAGAACCCCATAATCTAACCCGTATCTCTTACAAGCCTCATTCTCTTCACAAACTATTAAGGGATAGTTGCGTCTGATTGTAGATTCTGCGCCATGCAAGACAAATAGCTCATAACCTTCCACATCTAAGAACAAGGCCCCAGGATTTAGTTTATGTCTATCACAAAACCAGTCGATAGATATCACGTGAGTAGGTATTCCATCTCCGTCAGGATCTATATGATGCATCCCTGAAGATTTTGTACTGGATTTTAGGCTGCGGAATCTCACACTATCGCCTAACCCCCAGCTGAATGGATGAATCTGGTCACAACCTTCAGTGTTTTTGAGTAGCTCTTGATAATTATCCGGGTGAGGCTCGAAAGTATAGACCTTATCGAAGTATTCTGTCAAGCGATTGGGCCACACACCTACATGACCCCCAGCTTGAATCACACAATCAGTCGATCCGTCATGAAGCCTCATTGCATGATCGATCAGAACAGATTTCTTAACCCTTCTCTCATAAGGTCTATCTTCTAGTTGCATTAGCCACTCCCCACCAAGGTAAATCTACTCCAATAAATTTAGCTATTCTATCTCTCGCGTCAGAATCGTCCATACATACCTTTAAAGCGCCAGGGACTGCTAGTTTAGCGTCGATAAGATGCTTTTCTACCCACCTGAAAATGTCGCCATCAGTAGTTGCAGCACCAAAAAGGCCTGGAGCATAGACTATCCTCTTTCTTAGATCGTTATGATCCTTAATACTCCTTAGTATCTTTTCAGGTGATCTGTATTGTAGAATCATTTTGCTGTGTTGGCTAGCCCACTTAAGGAACTCATAGTCTAACTGAGGCCACACATTCACATCTTTACGGCAAGTATCTAGCTGTGTGATCACGTCAGCGCCTGTCCAAGTATAATCCCTTATATAAGACCTATAGAGTCTATAACCTTCAGGCTTCTTACCCTTCCTTCTTCGATGGACAGCATCAAATCCGGCCTTCTTAAAAGCCTTGAACAGGGTAGTAGTCCCGCTTTTAGGGAACCCTATGCAGAGTATTTTTGTTCTATCTTGTTCCATGGCTTCTTCTTTCCGCTATAATGGACAATTAAGCAGTCTTCAGGTATTCCTCCTTTAAGATTCCTGTCTCTATACTGATGAAATGAAGGGACTTCTTCATCTTGTAGATAATAACTAAGCCACGCCATGTCAGATCCAGTCGCTCTACCTTGCCCACACTCCTTAGTGTAGTACGCCTTCATCCTTTTAATGCTTCCAGGCTTCATAAACTCACTCCAGATATCAGGTCTTGCGCCTGTATTTAGGAGGCAGGGAGGGGAATACTTATAATTCGGTCCGGGCTGAGTAGGGTCTGTCATTAAAACCAGTGGTTCTGGCCTATCTAAGTACTCTTCAAGCTTCCCTAATATCAACACATCAAGGTCTGACATAAAGACTCTGCCAGGCAATACTACTGATGCCTCCTCACTGAAGACCCAGAGCCTTCTAAAGTTGTTCTCCAGCCCTTCTACTGACTCGGGCATCGGGATAACTTCCACATCTGTATGCTCGAAAGCCTTGCGGTTGGTATCAGTGATACAAAAGAACTGGTGTGGAAGGCAGTAGTTGCATGAAAACTGCCGCAGAAACAGCTTTACATGCTCGGGACCATAATTCCTATGGCCAGTTGCTGACTGATACAGCCACACCAGTATCTTCAACTCGTTAAGCATCCGTCAGAACAACTTCTTGATCTGCTTGTAGATAGTCTGGATCTCTTCCTTGGTGAGTTTGTCGTCTTCTAACGCATCACCGATGGTCTGAATTACGCTCTTCATAGCCTTGTACTTAGCACTGAAGGCAGTCCCTCCAACACCAATAAGGGCTGTGACTACCAGAGCTATAATCTGCAGAATGACATCAAGGTCCATAGTCAGTCTCCTTTGTTAGCTTTAATTGCTTGTCCTTGTTCCCGAGCCTGTTTCCTAGCCCGTTTCCTTGAGGCCTTACTGCCAGGCTCATAAGGATAACACTTGCCTTCATCCCCATATTTATAGCCAGGCTTACCTTCTTTCTTGCATGGCTTTATAGGCATCAGTCTTTATCTTTCTTCTTTTTGTTGTAGTTAGGATCTGCCCTATCAAGACGGTTAGTCTTCCTTTCTTTACGATCGAGATAAGAGTGCTTCTTACCCTTTCTGGGCTGGTGACTCTTCTTTTTCTCACTCAGGTCATTCCGACCTTGTACTTGATCTGCCATGATTTACCTCTCTATAAATATCATTGGGTCAGCGGATTTAATTTCCAGGTGGATATGTGACTGCATCTTAGGGTGCTCATATCTTTCAGTGATGTCCTGAGCTACACCTATAACATCACCTTGGTTTAGTGGATTGTCGTGGATTCTATCAGTTGGCAGGAAGTAGAAAAGGAAGATCTCGAAATAGGGATTTTGAAGAAGGACTCCACCATACTCCTGGTCGGCATAAGGATAAGCCATCCTAACCAGGTGAGCCTTTTGGATAGGACAGTATACCTCCTGGCCTGGGGCACAAAGAAAGTCCATACCTTGATGTAATCGATTGCCTCTAGAAGCATGATAATGACCATACCCTGCAGCATCATTCCTGATTGGTTTGCCAGTAGGTGATATAAGAGTCTTCTCAATCATCTTCAGATTCTCCTGTATCTTCAGCAAGGATTCCTGCAGCCGCTGCAGCTGTCTTTCCTCTTTCCTTGATCCGATCAATAGCTTCCTCGCCCAAGTGAGCATGCATCATCTTTCCTTCAAACCGCTTAGGGGCGACATTACCTAAGATGTCTTTAATGACTGTATCGGCAGTACTTTTCTTAAGGGACCAAGAAGCTGGTGAGTCTTCCTCAAGAATATCATCATATACCTTAACAGCTTTAGGGATCATCTTCTGAATCTCATCCATGACTTCTACAGCTTCAGCATCCCTCGAGCCGGTCATAAGATTAAGCTTATCCTTGCCAAGAGTAGAATTGACTGTATTGCTGACAGTAGTAGGAGTCACCCCAAGATGATCAGCGATATCCTTGTGCTTCCAACCAAGAAAAGCCAGCCGCACAATCTCGTGATTACGCTGCCAGAGCTGCTTGATGTCGAAGGTTCTTTCTGGTGATCTTCTTCTGTCTACCATAGACTGCACGTTAAACTCCTTATACT